CAAGACGATTCTCTGCCGTAATACGACGTGCCCGTCCGTTGCGAATTCTGACCTACGCGATGTTATTTACATCAAGACTGACCCTACAAACCTGAAGTTCCAATATATCTGTAATGTATGCGAAAGCCAGTGGACTAATTAGTATTAACTATTAGGAATGTCCTACGGAGCTAATTTTTTTGAGGTTTCTATACCTCATATGAGTACCCCGGTCTCATGGTTTCGGTCCAAACCACGTATTGCACGTGCTAAAATTGTTCCAATAAATAGTACATTAAATCGTCCAAGCACCCCTTTAAGAAATGATAGTGTAGTAACCGAAATTATTCGCGCTGCTAAAATGCCTCCAAATGTTCGTGCAAATGCGATGCGGCGTGCTACAGAACGAATGTATGGAGAACTACAACCAACAAAGACCCGTCGTCGCGCAAGGAAGTCTAAAGTGAATACTAGAAGACGAAGGTAATGGCTTCCGCTAAGCCTGTCGGCGAACTAAAGAAGATCGTCTCGCTGATTGACCGCTCCGATTTTGATGAGTTTGTTTATCCACCTAACGCATCAAAAACTAAATTTCGTCCTGACAATAAGCCCTATCATAATTTTACACAAGAAGTCGCTACCTGGACGTTTCAAGGCTCGCCAAACTGGGGACAACGTATTACCTTTGCAGTTCCTTGGACCTGGCAGTGCGATTTTATCAACTGGATTGCCCTACGTCTACGCCCGCTACCCTGGCTACCTGGAGATACTGCACAACGTATTGGACCAAATATCCAAAATCTTGTACCTACCGACGAAGCGAACTTTTTCATTTGGGCGCAAAGTCTCGGTACTATCGCAATCGAACGCGCCGAAATGGAAGTCGACGGTGTCATTATAGAAACCTTTAGCGGCGATTGGATAAATACCTGGAACAAAATGAATCATAGTGTCACCACCGGTGTTGCGTACGACGACGGTATCTATAATTCTTATACAACCCCTGGGCTCAATAATATATTACCATCCGAAGACGGCTATATATACTGTTATTTACCGTTTTGGTTTGCGAAACACGTCAATACCGCTTTTCCTCTTCTTTCTTCACGCGGTCCTGATACAGTTCGCTTTCACATTACTCTTCGTCCATTCAGTCAAGTGATTCGTAAAATTAGTGCCCCGCTTACGTGTAACGAAACCCCGCTCGGTACAACCGTCCAGGTTCGCGATTATACATATCCATTCCGTAAATTTGAAAATCTTCCTGTCGGTTATGCTATACCTGGATTTCAAACAGCGGATTTAGTCTGTGGTATTTCGCATATTGACGGAGAGCTGCGGGAGGCGTATATACACGATACCCACGAACTGATGATGGAGCAAGTCGTCGAAACGCAGTTTTCAGAGCCCATTAAATATGTCACTAATACACCCGTAGGACACACAATTAAGGTCCAATTACCGATTACAACGGCAAATGGACCGATTCGACAACTTATCTTCTTTCTACGTCGCAAGCCTGCTATTACAGAGTTTAACGATTGGAATAATTACTCGGCGGTCTTAGAAAATGAGTATAATTCTATATGGAATCCTTACCGCCCCCTTCTGGTCCACGCGCAACTGATGGTTGGCACGGCAGTATGGGCGGACCAACCCGAGCGGTGGTGGCGGGCAACCGGTAATATAGTACTACCCGGCGGTGTTCGCGGTTACGGCAATTACATTTATGCCTATAATTTCGCCGAAAAACCGATTGAATTTGACCCCAGCGGCACCCTTAATCCCGACCGCGTTGATATGAAGTTGAATTTAGTTGTTGCTCCACTGGAGGCTCGGCGGATGCCGAATGGACGGTCACTCTATTTGTAGTAGGCACCAACTGGATACGATTCGAAAAAGGACTTTCCAACTTACTTTTTATGGACTGAATCGATTTAAAGATTTGGGTCGTAGTTATTTCTTGGAGCCCTTTTAGCATAGTGGTATTGCGTTCGCCTTGTATTGTCACGACATAGTCGTTCCAACAACGTAAGCGAAAGGTCCGCTGTTCGATTCAGCGAGGGGGCAAATTCTATTTTTCAGATATCATACCATCGTATGGTTTGATACTTGAATATGGTTGGCTAAGCGAGTCTTTGTAAAACCGCCGCACTTGTTTGGAATGAATCTGTATAATCGGTTGATCGATTCTCTATATCACTCTTCGACGGTCGTTGGACTGCTAAAAACGGCACAGTCGTCCAAAGTCGCATATGTTTTTTATACCAAACATCAATAATCTCCGTTTCGTGAATACGTTTAGGGTCATTTGGTATATGATGTAAAATTGTATTATATGTAGCCTTGTGTATCAAACAAAAATGGCTTGTATGACCTTTTGCTTGGAAAAGGAGCGGATTTTTTGAAATACGTTTAGGATCTTCTATCCATGTGAGTCCACCCATAAAAATATCCCACCGATGCCGATGTTTCCAAAGATACGGTAATAGTGTTTGAAATCTATAGTGTGCGTCCGGCGTTAACATACAGTCATCCTCTATAATTAGAACCCACGGATAGTTACGCGTTTTGGCTATCTCTACTGCTTTTCTATGTGACAGCGTACATCCTTTCCAACCGGGTGAATATTTGACCGCTGATACCCGCTCGATAGATGGGGTCCAATGTGCGAATTCCTGCTGTATCTGATGCCATCTATCCGTACGATCGTCTAAGTTAAGTACCAATATCGGTGGGGCTGGCGGAGTTCTGAAATATGTATATATGAAAAATATAAGACTTGCTATATGAATGAGTATAAGTATATAAATGGACCACGACATACGCTGCTTCGGCATACGTCCTATATTATATTCATAATTCAATAAAGAGTTATTATGACCGATGTTGTCGAGACGAAAGTCGATAGTAAAGCAAAACAAATATTACGACAAATTCGTGACGGACTGGTCGCAGTGATTATTGCCTTAACGCGTGTTGTATTCTTCTGGTTGCCCGGTGGAGATATTGCACACGGACAGGCATTGATGGCACTTCATCCTATGATTATTGGCTCGGTCATTTCTCTCTTTTTTATATTGCCACCACATCATCCTGGACGATTGGTTATCTTAGCAGTTTCTTTAGTGGTTATGACATCACAATGGCTTTTTGGTTGTGTTATTACGCGGGCAGAGCAAAAACTCACCGGTAATACTGAAACGATCGTTGACCCATTTTTAGGACTAGCAAATATCGCAGTCAATCGTGATACACGACAGGCGGCGACTCTTGCTGTAGGCACTGCTATAGCAGTGGTCATGGTTCTTGTAGTAGCGTGTGATACGTTTCTACGGTCTAAATAAACCGCGAGCAATGGATATATAATGTCAAACGGACACGAGGAGATTACGGAGTTTGTGGTTGAATTATTGAAAAAGCCACCGGGACCGTCACACAGCGTTCAGTTTGAAATTGATACCGATGGGGACGTCCAGGCTTTGTTTGAAGTCCTGCTGCTTACAATGACTGCGATACTCAAGACATGGTATCCGCCGCCTATTACAATTGCGCTGATTTCCGAAGAGGATGTTGTACGTATTACTGCGTATTTTGCATCGTTCGGTGTAGACTTCAAGTTCTCTATTGAGGATATACCTGCTGTACTTCATATTAACAATAAGGAGTACATTCATAAATCGCGCCTTGAAGATATGCGATTTCGGGTCGCCGCTGCCGGCAAACTTTATACCGTTCGCTTTTCCAATCTTGCCAGTAAATAATGGATACAGAGAACCATCACAAGTACAATGGCAATCTTAATAAATACATTCGATGCTCTATTCACAAATGCTAGGCATATTACGATACCTAGTATTGCTGAAATAAGAAAGATTTGGCTTGTTTTGGCTGGGTCTGTCATAACAGACTCCGTCCAAGGAGGCTCAAATCCTTCTGTTGGTAAACGCTGAGGTTTATTATCATAATACGAATCTGTTGTCGCTTGGTTTCCTGTCTGTAATAGATTCTTTATAACATTTCCTGGATGCGAAGGATCTGATGGAGCGATTCCCTGACCGATAGGTAATCTCGGATCGACGTGATACGTTAAATCCGCAGATGCTGCTGTTGCCATTCCTTACTTATGTCTACGACTTAGTTTCCTACGGTTGCGGCGGCGAGTCGCCCGTTTGCGACGACCTCCACTTAACGGCGCAGGCATCATTGCGCTATAATGTTCACTACTTAATGGCACCGATACATACGGCGAAAAACTCGCACCCGTATTATCGTTCGGTCGCTGTTGATAGAAAACATCGGGATTCCCTGCCACCTTTGTCGCCTCCGCCATTTCGGCATACTGAGTTGCGGGAAATGGTGTTGACGCCCACGATCCTGTCGACTGCGGACCAGTATAGAGTCCTCCATTTGCAAGCGGCGGCGGAGCCTGCGTATTTGCCGACCACGCTAACGCGCCCGGATAATTCGCCCACGACCCCCACGTTGTTGTTGGTAATACACTTGTCAAAGAACTTTCCTGACCCGGTAAAGGTTTACCTGTCATAGCATCGACCCCAACAATATTTGTAGCGCCTCCCCAATAACGGGGGGCGCGCTTAGGTAGACGACGATTCCGTTTTGACGGCATATCTTACATTGGGGAGCGTTTATTATTTCAGAAAAATATATGAACGACAGGA